GCCCTCGTAGTTGCTCAAAGCATTCATAGCATTTTCGATCACCCATCATATAAAAATTAAAGGTTTGTATTTTTACTAATCCTCAACTTGTAACTCATTTCCATTTTATCCCTATTCCGGATAAAATCGCTCTGACCCCCGGTAAATTGATGGCCGATTATAAACGAATATATTCGATTAACGTCAGATCTTTTATAACGAGACTAACTTAATAAGGTTACAAACATTATTTCTTTTTGTATTTTGAATGACCTGTTTTTTTGCCTGAATTTCTGTGGACAGCTACTTCTTTACCTTTCCCATCACCCAGCCAATAACGGCTCCGGCCAGGGCCAGGTATACGATATAAGCAATAACGTCAACCAATATGACGGTAAGATTGGGATACATGGTGGTCATCGAATAAAAACCAAAATCGAGGGAGATACCCAACAGTAATCCGATTATTCCTGCCACTTTGGCCCCGGCCAATATTCCCGCGGTATTCGACCAACTGAATATCACCGCCAAAAGGAATCCCAGCGCAAAATTGGATAAAATCATCGCCCACATGATCATTTCCGTCATGGGCCGGTTCAGACACTGGTTGTAGTTGGCCATCGAGTAATCCATCAACAGGATTCCATAAATTAACCATCCGAGCAGGTATAAGGCAACTCCACCCGCTAATCCTCCAAATAAAATTTTGTTTGTCTTCATCGTGCTTGTTTTAGTGGATTAAAATCAAATTTATTTATTTATAATTATTCCATTTTTTTAGTTGTGACTTCTCCTGATTGACTTATGTTTTGATGGTTTTTGATACCATGGGTATTGTTGATGTTTTCTACTCTTGATTTTATGAATACCTGCCTTTGATTTGCCGTTACCAAATTTCCCAAGGTTACAACTCACCCGTAAATAGGAATAGTTGTAGATCTCAAATACTTTCATGAAGTAGGTCGTTTGACCATCGATGTAGGTTGAAACGACGTGCACACCGTCGAGATTATCGGTATTGACCGAACGCAAAGTACTGCCAATCTGTAGTTTTATTTTATCACTTAATGAAAAAGATAATCCGGCATCTAAGGCAGCAGAGAAACGGTTGTAGGTAATACCAGGATAAAATTTCATTTTGTCGTGGATATTGGCAAGGCCGACTCCGGTTTTTAAGTAGAAATGCCATTTATCTTCCAGGTCACCCGGAAGTATGATTTGGTTTATATTAAAGGTCATCATCAGATCAAATTGGTTGATCTGACCATTAAAGGTCAGCGGACTTTCGCGTCCTGCTGAAATCGGGTGTTGCGGCCAAATATTGTTCCAACTCCCGGTAAGGCGGGTGTTGAGCCAATTAAGCTCAATACCCAGGGAGGGCGAAATATTTCTTGCAATCGATAATCCTACACCCGGATTTATATCACGGTTCCAATAATTGATTTGATTGTTTGATTCGATCGCTTCGGGGTTGACAGAGGTCACAAAAGACGAGGCTCCCCCTGAGATTCCAATTTCCCATGGCGAAACAGTCCCGCCTTGCGCTTTTAAATTCCTTTGCGCTGAAGCGCTGTGAAAAAGTAACAGGAGAAGGATCGGCATGAAGATGTGACTATTTTTAGTCGGATTCCACCTTTCGGATTTAATCTGTATCTTCATGTATTTCATAGGAATTTAGAAATATTTGATTGCCAATCAACACTGCAAATCTGCCATCTCTGATCAGTACAGTTTTTTCTAAATACGTGAATTGCTGCATTACGGTTTCAGATCCCGATTATCTTTTCATTCTTTAATTTTGGATGTTCTTTTTCAAAACATCTTGTTAATCAAGCGTACATGGGTTGGTTTCAAAAAAAAGTGTTTATTTTTCATTAATAATTTGGAGCGAAAGAAAAAAGGTCTATCTTTGCAACACTTTTAAAGGAAACGGTTAAATGTTCAATTGAAAGAAGGGAGCTTAGCTCAGTTGGTTCAGAGCATCTGCCTTACAAGCAGAGGGTCGATGGTTCGAACCCATCAGTTCCCACACTAAAAGCCAGATAGTTACGAAAGTAATTTATCTGGCTTTTTTTATTGGTTATAAAACAACTTATAAAACAAAACCGCGTAAAAAGCGCATTTCAGCCATAAACGCAAAAAAGCCCCCTCCATTTAAGGAAGAGGCTTTAAAAAAAACGCACTATATTTTTAATGCCATTTTACACCCGGATATTCTTCGACAGGATCAGGCATTACTTTCATCAGCAACTTATTCCACATCACGGATTCAGCATCAGTTAATTTTGATAAATCTAATTTAGGGAATATTCCTTTGCCATCTTTCCCTGTTATCTCGCTTTTGGTGGGTGAATCGTAGCCTAACATCTTACAGATTCTTTCAATAGTCCAGCTTTTACCGTGGAGCTTCATTTCAACTCCCCCTTTACCCGTTTTGAGGTTTTCAATAGCTTTTGCCTGGCTGTCAGTAAGGGCTTTAAAACTCTTGAACTGTATACGTTTACCATTAAAATTAAGGTAGTCCCGAATATCGGAAAAAGCTATGGCCCTCAGTTCTTCCAATACTTTTTCTTTGCTTATTTCGCTTTTTTCTCTGAGGGCTTTTTGTATTCGCTCAATGGTTACCGTAATGTTACCGTTATTCAGTAATTCAGAAGCTTTCACTTTAACCGTTACTGGTTTCATTTTTGCACAATTATATGCAATCCTGTAAGCCTCTGAAGCATTTCCCGTCTCAATATAATTGTTACAAAAGTTTTCCTGTTTGACTGTTAATTTACTCATGGCTAAAAGGATTACATTCAGTTCTCACTTGGTCTGCGTTGTTGATTAATTCCAGGTAAAGGGTCCATGCATAGCTTTCACCATCTTTGCCGGTTATCTCGTTTCTGCTGGGTGCCTTTATTCCTAAAATATTGGCCAAGGTTTTCAAGGCTTCCTGCTTATTATAGAATTTAACATTTAAAGAATCCCCGTATCTTCCTGGTGTTGTTGTCACTTCCTGAATACAGCATTTTTGATCCTCGGTTAATGACTCCCAGTCTTTTAAAGTTTTCCAGTCAATACGAAGATCACCCACGCTACTAAATGCAATTTTCTTTAACTCCATGACAATTCTTAGTGCCGTAATGCCTGCAGCTTTGGCTAAATCGCTCTGTAATTCTGCTATTCTTGTCTTAATGTGGAGTTTTGTCAGGTTTTGATATCCTATATACCTTGCAGACTTCGCACTGTAACCGGCTCTTATAGCGGTTTTTGTGGCGTTTAGATCAAGCAAATACTCATAACAAAACCTTTCTTCTTTTCCGGTTAAAGTACCTACCTTTCTCGTAATAACCCGCATTTTTGCACTGTTTTCCATGGTATTTAGGCATTAAACTACACAAATATAGTAAATTAAAACTGTTTTACCCTTAGTGTAACCTTAGTGCGATTTTGTTTTTACCCTTGCTATAACCTTGCTATAACCTTGTTGTGATTTTGTTTTTACCCTTGATGTAATCTTGATGTGATTTGGTTTTTACCTACCCGTAAACACCCCGTAGTTGAGTATTTCAAAAATGTTTTACCCTCGCCCTAATCTCGCCCTAATTGGGTATTTTAAAAACGTTTTTACCTTAGGGTAATCTTAGGGTGATTTAGTTTTTAAGGTTGCATCTATTAAATATATACCATAAAAAAACCCTTACCATATTTGCAATGGAGAGGGTTTTAATAAGTATCTGCGATTGATGACCAGGATACTAAAAACCAAAATTGAGTTGTTGATTCAAAGATAATGCTTTTAGCCAATGCTTTTGAATAATTACCATAAAAAAACCCTTTCCGTTTGTGTCGAAGAGGGTTTTAATAATTCCCTTTTGCTTTACTGTGCTGTCCTTGTGTAACCGGTGCCTGGTTCAATCAAAGATGTCGAGTTTAGCAATTACCCGCAATTGATGACCAGCGTAATTTTAAACCCTTTTGCCAAAATCAAATTTCAATTCAAAGATAATAAATTTACTCAAGGGACTTCGATACTTCAATTATTTTTCGAGTGATGACCTTCAACATCTTCCTCATGTCGGAGGTAGAACATTTACCAAAGAAAGTTTCAAGCGAATTATCATCAATCCTAATTCTGTCAATTTCCGGGGCATGTTCTGCCATATTTACGCCCATAGCGACACAATATTCCTTCAGGTCTTTGCCCTTAATCGAAGTAGAAAAGAGAGTCATTGCGCCTTTGATCATTGCAAGGGCCTGCTCCTTTTTTATTTTTGTGATATCCGCATTATTCTTGAGAACATCGA